GTGGAAACCAACACACACTCCGTCCTCACTAATAATCGGAGAACCAGAGTCCCCACTCTCAGTGGTGGCATTGTGTTCCATACCGCGAGAGGAAATAGATAAAACTTCCCCATCGTAGGTTTTAAACTCACCAGTTGCCCCGGCAAACCGAGGTACAAAGATGAATTTACCTGCCTCCGCAATACCAGGACGATAACTTCCGAAACCTTGAGCAAGTTTCCCTAGTTTGGTCTTATCGACCCTAAAGAAACCATCGTCGGAATCAATCATCTTAGTATATTGGATATCAGCAGCCTGAACAGCTACTGATTCTTTCTTGACAGGATTAGTAAACCTAACAAGGGGGTAATTTAGCGTTGAGTGCATAGCACCCATTGCGTAATTACCAACTCCTGCGCAGTTTGAAACTTTTTCCCAAGAACCATCTCCTTTCTGTATCTCGACAACCAAATGCTTAGAAGGATTGATAGTGTTAGGTTGGGATTTCGACTGAAGCATCTTACTTTCCTTTCCTTCACCTCTTTCCTTCCCTTTCATTGGTGTTTTGACCACAGGAACTCGAGGGGTCTGGGGTGGTGGTTTTGGTTTGTCAGCCAAAGGTTCGAGCACCGTACGCTTCTCCTCTGAAGGAGCACGGTCACGCCCGTTCCTAAGATTAACTTCAACCACAGGGGCTTTAGTTTCATTAATGCGGTCATCTAAGACACGAGCATCAAGAACCCTACCCTTTAAAATCCGTTCACGAACCCGAGGGCGGTACCCTTCGTCTCGACCAGACATAGAGTACCTTTCTTCGTCGGCTTCCTGCCTAGCAAGGTCACGATCATACTCACGTTCGCGCTCCTCATCTGCCTCTTCCATCTGGTCAGACCATTTGGGATTGGTAGTGAAGTGTTCCGTGTATTTCGCAGCCTCCTTCAGTTTCTGATCCATCATGTCAGACATCTTCTGGAAGTAACGTTCTTCACGGTCGCGAATCCAGTCAGTAGAACAATAACCCGATCTAGGATTTCGGCCTTCATTAGCCTCACTCGAAGGAATATGAGGACCAGGGACTCGAGGCGGAATATCCTCCGCCAAGGTCTCCTTGGATTTTTGTTTCTTTTGCGAATTTTTCCCTCTTTTAGGAGTTGTAGCTCCTAATCCGTTTGAGCTATCACTCTCGTGCTTAGCTCGGGAGGAAGATTTTGACGCTTTAGCTTTCGAACGATAAACATAGTAAGCACCTAAACAAGCCGCACCTGCAAACAAAACCAACGCAAAATAGTTCAACATCTCGGTACGAGCCCGAGAACGAATTGAATTCTCATGCAAGATCAAATGTGCAAAGTCTGTCTCGTTCAGAGTGAAACCTGTTTGGGGTTCAATAGCATAAACCTCGTCAACATCTTGTGGAGGCATGTCATAAACTGATAATTTATTAATTTCATGATTTCTAGCGCGTTGCCACGCAACATATCGAGGATCATCAATAAGGAAATCTCGTTCACCTTTTACCAATTTTGAATGTCCTAAAACTATACGCCTCATAGCCAAACGTAACCCTCGCAAGGGTAAAGCCTCTGGCAAGAGATCAATAGCTTTAAGAGCATTTTTAAGGACAAAGTTTACAAGAAAATCAATGACAACCGAAGCATTATCGATAAAATTACGAATGAACATAGCAGTACGCATGAAAGTAGAAACTTCTTTTAAAAGCTTCATGGCACTCGAAGCACCCATTACAGCTCCTACCGCACCGCTAAAAAATGCTAAACTAGCCAAAGTATCAAAAACCACATCAAAGAAGGGTTGCTGATTATCTTTCTTTTTGGACTCCTTTGCAGAAGCCCGACTAGCTAAGCCATTATTATAACGGTGGGAGGCCC